CTTGTTTTATGATCTCGTTCATAACTTTCTTTATTGTCTTACTTTCTAGATGTCCTATCTTTGAATTAGTTATATTCTTAGTCGAGAATCCTAATTGTCTTATTCTCATGAATATTAGATCATCACCGTAGATTATTTTTATGGGGGCGGGAATATTTTTCCATAGTTTTTTCTTTAAACCAAAGAACCAGCCCGTCTTATTATTGTCTGGATTTCCAAAAGTTTCATTAGTGACGATTGAAGAGTCTTGATTTGTATTAGAAGCTAAATAATCTGATAAAGAGTTAATATTGAGTGTTTGTATAGAACATAGCCCGCAGGATTCATCATTTAATAAATTGTCAACAATATCATAGTTGTTTTCGCAACAAGCTATATCGTCATTCATTATCAATATATTGTCGGAGTCTGCTAGATTTACTCCAAGATTCCAAGCGGGATTAACAAATATGTTCTTTTTTAGAGTGATCTTTTGTACTTTTGGAAGATCAAAATCAAACTCTCCTTTGCTGGTATTATCTATTACAAATATCTTGTTTACAGATTTTGCTTTATTAGCTTCATTAAGTGAATAATGAAAAACTTCTGGATCAGACTGCATCAAAGTTGGAATAATGATATCTAACATAGTTTTTTATGGTGTGTGAAGGATTCGAACCTCCGAAGTGTAAACATCTGATTTACAGTCAGACCCCTTTGACCGCTCGGGAAACACACCGAAAGCATAACGGAGCAAGTTTCCCCACTCCGTTATACTCACTTTCAGTAAATCAAACACTAACAACTTCACGATTAAGACGCTTCGCCAAGACTTGATTAATCTTCTCAATCTTGGCTGTAACTTCAACAATCCACTCACGATTACGCTGCTTGCGTTGAACATATTCAACATCATCACTGGTCATATGAACAACCTTGTCGAAGATGCTATCGAACTCAGCAACAACCTCATAGCGACAGCAACGAAGCTTTTGAAACTTATGATCCGTTGGGACACTAACAACATCGCGTGGATTAACCTTGCAGATCATGAGACGATTACCACCACCCTTGTCATCATCATCAAGATCAATACCGCCATAACTCTTAGCATAGTCAATCGCACCAACATGAAGACCGTGACCGCACCCATTATCACGATTACTGTCTACCGTAGTACGTGCGACCTGACAGGTCGATCCAATGCTATTGTCAAAAGTGCCAGAGTAAATATCCTTATAATCTTCGCGAACAGCCTTGTATGCAAGGAAACACCCATCATAAGTAATGGGCATATTCTTGTTCTCCATGAAATCGAACAATTCGACAACGGCATGATCAGAAGGATTCTGACTAAGATTGTCAAGGAAGTTAAGCATTGGCTCAAAAGGAAAGCCCTGCTTAACCATATCAAGAATAGTGCTTGTAAACATATTCGGCATCTTGATACCATCCCAACTCAAAGAACCATCTGTGCAATTAACATAACCCTCACAGTAGGCATTAACGTGAGAAACAATATCGTAAGCTGCTTCAAAATGCTCAACATTGTTACTCTTAAGATGATTGATCAACTTATTATAGTTAGGGTGCGACTTGCCGAAGCAATAGGTCTGACCGCTAACAATCGCAGTAACCGTACCATCATTTGCAATAATATACTTTGTAGACATAATATTTCTCCTAGTTAATTCAGATACGACTCAGAATATTGGACATATTTTCGGCAGACTCAATCGTGTCGATATAGTCAACCACAATCTTAACATCATTTTGACTAACACCACCATAGTATCCCATATTAGCAATTACCTTGAGCATAGGATACTTCTGTACAGCGTCATCAAATCTCTTAGAGAACTTTGTGTTATCAATCTTTGTTGCAGACAAATCAACGCTATTACAATTCGGGATGATAGTACTCATGGCACGAACAAGTTCCATTTCATGACGCATAGAAGTGATACGCTTCTCATACTCATTATACTCAGCGACAACCTTCTTTGCTTCATTGTCTGTTTTTGTGGCACTAAAAATATTTGCAAACTTTTCATTTTTATGAGCCGACAAACCGCAGCGAATGTTACAATCAATAATATCTTGCTTATGGTCTGCAACAGCCTTGTTAAAAACTGTGAGCATAACACTAATAGCATCACTCCAGTTGGAACGCTCCGCAAGTTTACGATTCTTAATCACAGAAGGCTTAACAGCATAAAAGGTCATGCCATCAACGTCATCTGGATAATACTTGTGCATAAAGCTAAGAGTATTAGCAATATAATTCTCACTCATATCCTTAGAACCAATCGTTATGTTGCCCTTTGATTCGGTAAAATAGTACGCATTCTCATACTTGACACTCATATTGCACACTTCAAATTGACCAGTTTCTTCATTAAAGACTTGAATATGAATGGGCGGAAGACCGTCACCAGAACTAGAACTACTTCTGTCGTAGGTGATCTTGGGCAAATTAGAAGTTAGCACAACATCATCTTTGGTCGCTCCACCAAGTATATCATACAAACCGTTGTTGTCAACAGTCTCACCGTCCTTAAGTTTGTACACATAGCACTTTTGTTCATCACCATATGATTTTTGATTTTCACGCATGAATTGCTTGATACGGCTCAGACCGCCGCGATTCAAATCGTCAACAAACACCTTCATATCGCCAGTAAAGTTGACGAACTCAACATCTTTAGAGCTATTGATCTTCTTACGATAAGAAGACTTACTGAGGAATGTGAGTGAAAGCTTATTCTTAACGTTGATGCTCTCATTCACAATGTTGTCGAAAAGATTCTGACCATTCCAAGTAATAGACTTCTGAAGCGATTCAATAGCATTCTTGATAGAAGAACACTGATCGCTAATCTGAACATACTTGATACGAGCCTTATAAAGCGAAGGCTGGCTCTTAATCTGATCCTCAATCTTAGATGCAATTTCAGAAGTAATACGATTAACGATACTCTTGATATTGATCTTGGTATCCTTACTGTAGGACAGAGATTCACGACTAGGAGTAATATCGACATCGCCAATATTCACGAAGATACGCAGACCGTCAGAATACTGGATGAATCGTGCTTCTTTGTTATCGCCGTCGCCCATGATTTGGAAATGATCAACGGGGTAAGCAATTTGACCCATGATAATCAAGTTGTTATCAGCGTTGTCATCAAAATACCAACCATCACCAGCAAGAACCTTATCAATTTTACGGAAGGAAATCTTCTCGCCAATAAAGTTGGGCTTAACCTTGAAAAATTCGTACACCTTAGATGCTTCAGCATTGAACCTATTTACGTCGTTGGAATTAACTTGAATAGAAACTTTGATACCATTAGGTTCAGTTGTATCATTCTCATGCATAAGAGAAAACACGGGGCTTCCATCTTCATTCTTGTAGGCATTATAAATACGCTGCTTGCCATCAAGATAAGCCTCTACGGTAAAACTATCAGCATAAGCAAAGGGAGCCTTGCTACCAAGACCGAGGCAACCAACGGCATCGTTGCTATTATTACGAGTACTACGGAAATACGTAGTATAGAGCTGCATACAGTTTTCGTGATCCATGCTAGTGCCGTAGTCACGAATAAAGAAAACAGGATTCAGAGCGGTAGGAAGATGAACGTCGAACGCAACGTCACGCTTTCCAGCGTCAACATGAGAATCGTAAGCATTAGTAGAAAGCTCACGAACAACTGCGAGAATCTTGTTAGAATACAGACCGTCAGAAAGAATAAAGAAAGCCTTGGAAGAAGCTTCGATGCTAAACTTAGACTCTTCGAAGTTACCAGACTTTTCAATGACGTTATTACCAGCGTGAAGTTTCATAATGCAAAATCTCCTACAAGTGCTAAATTACTGAACGTGCTTCAAGTATACCAGATGTATCGGCACTGTCAAGCGGTGTGCTTGAATTTTTTTTCTTCGATGCAAAAAACTATAGGCGACAACGAGAAATCTACCAAATTTCCATCTGCGTAATCGTTCCATTCATCAAGAAAGCTTTTAACCAAATTTATGTCTTCTGTGCAATATCTATATGAAGTGTAATCGTTTATGTCATCATTCCATACAATTACAGAATCATATCCAGCCTCTACGTTACGCGGATCATCTTTCAAAGCTCTTGCAGAGCATAATTGTATTGGAGAAAAATTATTACTCTTCATAGAACGAACTATGTCACCCTCAAGCATTTCTACTTTAATTTTCATTTCCAGCCTAACGCCTCCGAAACTATTGGGAATTGCTGAATAAAAATATCTTTAACACCATTTGCTATATCCATATGTTCTTTTTGTGTTCCATTTGATGATCTAAGATTTATGTAGTGAATCCACGATCTTATACTTCCGGTCATGTATAATCTTGTGGGAGTAGCTAGTGGTAGCACAAATCTAGCACATTCTTTTGCTATCCCATCTTTTAACATTCCTTCGTATAAAGCGACAGATTTAGAAAAGTGTTCTCTTATTTTGCTTCTCCACTTCGCCTTTGTTTCTATTGGCACATCGTCTACACTATTCTGTCTGTTTTTAGAATCTTGACTTCTCAATTCAAATAGTGGTATATCTTCCATTAACAATGTGGCGTCTGCATATCTTTGGCTAAATTCTTGAAATGTAAAACTTCTATGCCTCAATATTTGAGCAGCAATACCTCTGGAAGTATTTATTTCTACTGTCATATATCCTTGCTCAAATATGCTCCAGTGTTCGTGCTTTATACAGTAAGAGATCAGTTTGGAATATTCATCATTGTCTTGATTATTAGGATTACTTACTCTGGCACAATATGCTATCAATTTTTCAGCATCTGGCGTTGTAGATATTAGTTTAACTGACATTTGTTCTCCAGTTTCAAACTTTGTGGTTCATCAATCTATTGTAGCGTCGAGATCTTTATTTGTCAATCTTCTTTTTTCTTCGCTCAATTATTTCTTTTACCCATCCCGCATATTTACTCACTCTAGTATGACCAGCTTCATCGCCATACATAGATTTAGGAGCCTTTCCTTCTGCCATAACACAAGAATTTATACCAGCTAATTTTCCATCGATGAATAGTCCACCACCGCTGTCTCCGCTGGCTATAATAAATTCTAATTCAGTTCTTCCTTCTCGTATTGTTCTACTTGGTGTGCATATAAGCAAATCTCCAGAAATATTATCTACAATATTGGATCCGGCCCTTTTTTTACCATCGGATATTTTTTGACCATCAAGAAAAGTTCCGGTTAATCCGTATCCAGATATGCAACAAATTTTTCCAACCTCATCTTCTGTTTCATATAGCGGCGGGTAAAAATCCAACTCTAAAGGTTCAACCAGATGGCATAATGCTATATCAGCAACGCCAAATGATCCATTAAAATTTTTGTGCAATATTATTTCATCTGTCAATATTACTGTTGAATTTTTTACATGGACTCCGCAATGCTTTGCACCCTTTACAACATGAGCCGCTGTTAATATCCATTCTGGATTAATTATTACGGCAGACGCACAGAATAGTTGATTATCTTCATAAAGACCGCACACACTTAAAACATATTCAAATTTTTTGCCATATTCAACATATTTTTCATCATTGGTCAACGGATCTGTTGTTCCAGCAAATAAAGAAGACGCTATTAATAAAAAGGAGAAAATCGTTTTAGTTAGACTTATCATGATATGGCCTCGTTTGGATTTTGGATAAATATAGTCTAGAATCTTCCTCAACGTTTGGATTCCAACTTTTATAATCCATCAAATGGCCGAATATCAAATGGCAAGTTTTGCCGCACAATGTTATTAAATTATTTGGATCAAGTTCTCTAGATGGGTCTTTATGTACTGGTATTTTATGGTGAACTTCTAGATCGTCTTTTCTGCCGCAAGCTTGACAATATGGCTGATGTTTTATATGCTCTTTTCTTACATCGCCCCATTGAGGCGACCTTTTACCAAAAAATAGAGATTTAAAAAATCCAAACATCGTTATCTCGCATATACTATATTACCATTATTATACACTTTTATGCATCCAGTTTATTTCTAAACACTATAGAATATCGGTTATTTTCTACTGGAGATATGGAGTGTCGCCATTGCCAACGAATAATACCTCTCATCTGTATCAACATCTTAGGCATTAATACCAATTCAAAATGCTCTTTTCCATTAGTGAATTTCATTGTTGCTGGCGAATTCAAGCTTAATATTGTGACCACTGGCCCACTAGCAACCCGATCAATATGTGGATGAATACAATCTCCCGGCAAATATTCATTGATGTTGATAGTGTCTGGTTTGTAAGTTACAATATTGTCTTCTACTAATCTGGTGCAAATTTTATCTGCATTAGGTGGAATTAGATTACTCATATGATTATTTTCGCACATTTTTTTATCGCCATATCGTAAAACCTTGTTTCTATGGATATATTTTTTAGAAGAGGCATATTTTACTAATTCGTGATTTATTTCTTCCATCAATAGCACATGATCTT